GGCCGGCCAGAGCGTAGGTCCGTTCCAGTCGATCTTATACGAAAGGCTCACCTCAGCATCTGCCTCTGTCCCGTCGCATTGAGCAACAACGTACTGCACTTCATCCGCCCACTCCTCGGGATCATGCACCGGCCGCTTGGAACAGAACGCCCCTTCGTAGCGATAGACGATGGGGTCAACCTGCATCCACTTCGGAACGAAGTCGGCTTGCCCGCCGTAACTCCCGCACACCACCGGAACACCGCACGACAAGCTCTCTGCGATGGGATAGCCAAAACCTTCCGCCCCGATGCCCAGCGTCACGTCGCAGGCCGAGTACATCCGGGCCATCTCCGCATCCGAGAACCGTGCCGTGGTGACCGCCACGCGATTCTGCAACCCGTAGTCGGATACAAGGTTCCCGATCGACCAGTAGCGGTCTACTGAGTCGGTGTGCGCCCAGACGCGCACATTCAAGCCACGGTCGAGCAGGATCTTTGCCGCCTGGAAGCCAAGTGCCCAATCCTTCCGTGCCTGGTTGGTGGCCACGATGCCGATCAGGAATGAGTCAGAGGTCAAGCCGGTGAAGCCATCTTTCTCTAAACATAACCGTGCTTCCCGCTTCGGGTAAGGCTTGAAAACGCCGGTATCGATGCCATGGGGAAGGTGCTCCGAGTGTCCGGTGATATTGGACGAGAACTCGCTGTAATCCAGCACTCGGTCAAATCCCTTGTACGTTTCAGAAAGCAGGTTTGGCAGCCTACCGTTCGGCCCTTCCGCGTCAATCGCTCCGTAAATCCACTTTTTGATGTCCTTGCGCTCCGCGAACCTTCGCAAGTGCGGCATCGGGCACATGGCCGGAATGCCCATCCAGTACAAACGTGAGGCATCCCAGCAAAATAGAATCGTCAGTTCATCTCCGGCGGCGAAGTCGTCGGCAATGGCGGGAAGCTCGGGGAGCAGCCAGTTGTTCACGTCGTGGAAGTGGTATTGCTGAAATGGAAAGTGACGGCTGCCCGGCGCTCCATAACCGGCGGTGGCCACTCGGAACACGTCGCCTAGATGATCGTGGACTCTGGACGCAAGATCGCGGGTGATGCGCCCCAGTCCGCTGTTGGATGAGATCGCATCGCTGACGAACAGTAATGGTTGCTTCTTCATCCCCAAACCTTACATTAATCTTCACCAACAATGCAATGAATTTGTAAGACTCTGGCGCATAATTATGCTATGAAGCTTCGCATTCTCGCCATCGCTCTCTTGTCGTCGTTCTTTATCGCGTTACCAAGCCCCATGATGGCTCAGATTTCGTGTCTCCCCGTCCAGTATTGCATTCAGGGATGTACGCAGTAATTAGGAGGTATCAACAATATGAGACTACGTACCTTGGCAACGGACTTTTAACTAGGGGGCAAGATGAGTGACGGGACAGGGGCACAGCAAGCACGGGAAGAATGCGGGCACCGCTGCCCATTGTTTCAGACTCAAGAGTTCGCCAACCTCAAGTCGGTTGTGCTCGACCTGCAAGCCACGATGCCCAGCAAGGTTCTCATGGAGCGCATGATTACCGCCGTCGCCACATCAGAAGCGCACATGATCTCCATCAATGGAAAACTTGACGATCTGAAGTCCTTATCAACTAAGTTTGCCGCGCACCGCCAAGAGTTTCTAGACTTCAAAAAACCCCGCGAAAACAACGGGCAGTTAGGCATGTGCAACCAGCACGGGGTTGATATCAAAGATGTTCGAGAGAAATTCAAGGAGCATGTAGACGTGGAAACGGGGAAGCAAACCATCCTGACCATGATCTACAGTTCGGTTGGCGTGTTAGTTGGAGCGGTACTGCTGCCATTGGGAAAAGCTGTGCTGAAGGCGGTTTGGAGGTAAAAGGTCATGGGGTACTGCGAAGAAGAAGCAGACGATCATCCAATCACGGCACCAGTTCGAGCCATCCCATTCGAGAACCTGCTGAACATCTGTGACCGCGCGATGGCTCACGGCCTCAGTATCGTGCTCGAAGAATTGATGGATGAAGCCGATTACGAGCAGTACATCATGTGCATCCAGTTCTTGCATTTAAAAGGAAACGATCATGAGCGATAACGCAACAGTCTATGCACCTAATACCGGAATCATTGTTCAGATGCCGAAACAGGAGCTTGCTAACCTGTGCCGTAAGCACGGCGCGGAACTGGACACGATCACAACCGACGATGGAACCGGGAAGCCGCTGGATGGTGCGCGGCTCTTGTGGGCGATGGCAGGCCGGGAGTCCTCGTTTGGGCAGAACATGACTCCACGTCACGAACTGGCTTACGACCTGGGCGGCATCTACGCCAAGAACCCTCAGCAAGCAGCGGGACTCCAGAAGTACGGGCGAATCTTTGCCTGCTCCTATGGGCCGCTTCAAATCATGGCTTGCAACGCCCCGCGCTACACTCCGTCAGAGTTGGCAGAAGATGCGGAGATGGCGCTAATCGCGGCTGCCGACCGTCTGGAAAACTACGTCATCGCGCATCAGGGAGCAAAGACGCTTGCCGACATTGGGCAATGCTGGAACGGCGGACACAAGGGCGCGACTACTACGCCGGGATACGTCGAGGACATCACCAAGTATTACGCAGCAGGGTTATCCGCGATGGTGGCGACGGCATGACCCGGCTCAACGAAGCGCTTGTCTGTATCGTGCTGGCGCTGATGTGCGGGCTGCTGGCTGGTGCCGGGTACGTCGGCATCAAGTACGTCGTTCCTATCGCTCAGAACGTGCGCAAAGCCTCGGACACGCTGCCCGAAACGATGACACTGATTCGCACGGATGCAAAAACCTCCACCGATACCAGCGCAGCCATGTACGGCATGGTAGACGATCTCGACAAGCTCATCTGGAAGTTTGATGACGTGGCTGATGCCGGCAAGGGAACGCTCACTGCGGCCTCAGGAGCCATCGCCAAGCTCGGCACGGTGGAAGATGCTGCCACTGCACGCATCAACGCCCTGGCAACGGCGCAAGCGAAGGCTGAGACGGCCATGGATCAGGTATCGAACTGGCGAGTCAATCCCCTTCTGGATTCGCTGAAGTCTGCAACCGATTCAATCCCGCCAACCATGAACGGCCTGACTTCCTACGTCAACGGGCCTCTGACCTTCGCTACGAACAACGCCGGCGAACTTGAGGACACGCTGAATCTGACCGTCGACCAAGGCCGCAAGCGTTGGGTGGCGCCTTGGGACGGGACGCATCCGTTCAAGCATTACGGCTCGGCGGCGCTCGGATACGTCGGACTTGGGGCAACCATCATGCGAGATGCGAAATAAGAAAGGAAATAGCCATGCTAGAACGAATTAAGGATGTTAAAACCAGCGTTCCGGGTTTAGTATGTGCTCTGCTGATGATTTGCAGTGTTCTCGAAAAGCAAGGGATTACCTTGGGACATGCTGGCACTGGAAGCGTCGTTGGACTCATCGCAGCATTGGGAGCCGGAGCATTAGGACTGTACTCCAAGAGCAATTAACGCAATATCTAACCGTCCCAGACGTGGGATAGAAAAGAGCAACTCGTGAGCCTCTTCGCCGAAATTTCCAACGCCGAACATACCTTTGCATCGTGGGCCGAAAAAGAGTGGACTGCCATCTGCAACGCCGCCCCGAAACTGGAGCAGGTGGCCGACACGACCCTGAAATACGTTGCCGGAGCCTTGCAGATCGCATCCACCATCGAAGCGGATAACCCCCAGATTGCAAAAATCTCCAACGCTCTCTCTACCGCGCAAAACGGCATCACTGCCGCCAGCGGATTGATTGCCGACTTCGGCGCAACCCCCACGGCATCGGGCATACTAACGAGCGTTTCATCGAATCTCTCCGCATTGCTCTCGGCAGCCCACATCACCAACCCCAAGAGCGTTGCCGCCGTCACCAAGGCAATCAACGAAACCAACGTCCTGGCGGCTGCGATCAGCGCGGCTCCAACCGCTTAATCCCCTTCATCGGCAACTCGTGGGCCTGCGGGCCAAGGGCGGGTGATTGAATCGTCCTCGATAACATAAGTTGCCGGTGAGCAACAAAGAAGGCTCCCGGTTCAGGCGGGAGCCTTTACTCTTTGTCACGTCCGAACTGGAATCGGGTGACGGTCAATAGCTACTATGATGCAGGAAAACAGGTTACAGGTCAAATTAAATTAAATCACCTGTACTGTTTTCTGCTTCGTGCCCGTCAAATAGGCCCGCGATGGGTTGCGCGGCTCGCCTTCAGGAGTTGCGCGAACTCACTGGCTGTCATACTTCAACTGGCTCATCCATTTGACCGTCAAACATCTCCTTTTGTGCCGTGAGATTGTCCCACCCCCCATCCTTGATAACCTGTTCGCAGTTCTTGAGTGCCTGCCGGTAATAGGAAGGCTTCAACTCCGCACCAACGCCCCGCCTTCCAGTCGCCAGTGCTCCGCAGACCTCGGAGCCCACACCCATAAAGGGCGTAAATATGGTTTCGCCAGGGTTTGACCAGAGCACCGCGCACCGTTCGATCACGTCTTTCTGTAAAGGATGGACGTGCTTTTCATCTTCTTCATCGCGCGATTCATGGAAGGGCAGCACGTTGCCAATGCGAATGTCATCCCAAAACGCAGAGGCATACTGCCGCCAGATCCAATGCGAGTATCGATTCTCAATCTGGTTTCCCTTCCAGCCCTTGTATTGCAGGAGTTCGGCTGGCATCTTGCGCTCGCCGGCATAGTTCAGTAGACCAATGGGATGCGCGATGGGAACTTGATTCTCGCCTTTGTGCCGGAACATCAAGAGATAGTCGGCAGAGGCCATTGAGCAGCGCGAGGAATCCTCCACGATGGTCTTGTGGGCAAGGTTCTTTGCCATGGTGCGCAACCGCACCGCGAGGGGTTCTTTCCAAATGTGATAGCGTCCGGTGTACTCCCATCCCTCTTTCTTATGTAGCCGAATGATATCGCCGGGGAAGTCGGTCAGATAATCGCAGCCCGAGTTGCCTGAAGGCACATCCGTGCAATGCACAGCGGTCATGCGTCCGGGCGGCGTCAGCCGGAAAAGTTCGCGCACGAAGAACCTGTACATATCGAAGAACTGCTCATAGTCTTTGCAGTTCGACAGATCACGCTCATCCGATGAATAAGTGTAAAGACACCCGCCATAACCGGAGGTCGCGAAGGGCGGCGAGTAGATAGAAAGATTCACGCATCCATCGGGGAGAGACTGCATAACCTCGCACGAATCGCCATTGTAGATGGCGTATTTCTCGGTGATTTTTTGTTCGATTACGACAGCCATGAAGGGCACTCCGTTTCTGTTGTGTGAATAGTTCCGCGCTGGATATGCAGAGCATCGTTCATGCACTCGACGAGCTGCGCGAACATCTTCTCCGCTTGCCTTGCCTTGCGCTGCATGTTGGCGAGGATTGCCCGCTCGCCTTCGGTAGTTACGATGTCGCTGCGCACCGGACTCTTCTGTCCGAATCGCCAGCTACGCCGGATGCCTTGGTAATACTGCTCGAAACTGTGCGAGGGAAAAGATGTTTGGTGATGGCAGTTCTGAAAGTTCAGGCCCCATGCCCCAATTTTCGGTTTACTGATGAGGTTCTGAATCTTCCCCGAAGCAAAAGATAAAAAGGCTTCCTCTTTAAACTCATCCGAATCTGATCCCTTCACTTGAACCGAATTAGGGATGAGCTTTTCGAGCAGATCGCCCTCTTCATTCAAGTGACACCATGAAAGCGTCTGCGTCGGCTCTTGCGCTACCAGTTCAGCAACCTTTTCGCAACGCTCTGGAATGGTGCGCTTGCGCTCTTCGCGTTGCTCGTCTTGATTTAGGGCCGGAAGTGCGAAAAGAAATCCGTCAGCCAGTCGCTTGGTCGTGACCAGATGCTGCGTCTCGGTGAGAGCTAAAAGCACAAAACCGGCATCATCGAACACGCCAAAATCAGACGGCTTGCGCCCCGCCCGCGCCCATGAGCACACCCAACGATGAAAGGCTAACTCTGCGTGACCCTTGAACCGCCATTTCACAACCTCGCCATGTTTGCGCCCGGCGCAGGAATTATTTAGTTCGTTCTTAAAGAAACGGTTGAGCATATCCATGTAGCCTAGTTCGCCAAGGGCTTCGCTGTGCGTACCGAGCTCAATGTGATCGTTCGGGGATGCCGTGGCTGTGCCTAGTAATCGGTACGGCAGTTTGCGCATGAACTCGGTAATAGCGGTACGGATGGCGCCCTTGTAGTTTTTCAGGATGCCCGATTCATCGCAGACCACGCCGGAAAAATCATTTGAGTTGAAGTGTTTAAGCTGCTCGTAGTTCGTCGCAACAATATGCGCGCCAGGCTTGAATTTCCCATCCCGCGATTGCTCCACCGCGATGCCGAACTTCTCACCCTCGCGCACCGTCTGCGCCGTGACTGCCAGCGGAGTAAGGTTAAGCACTGGCTTATTGGTGTACATAACCACGTTCTGCGCCCACACTAGCTCTTGAGCCGTTTTGCCGAGTCCGCAGTCCTGCAATGCCGCAGACCTTCCCTTGCGGATTGCCCAGTCAGTATTGCTTTGCTGGAATGGAAAGAGGAAGTCCGGCATCCATAGCGGCTCAAATCCGTCCATCGCGCAAAGCTGTGTTTTTCTGTCCAGAAATTCTGCGTACTCTACACTCATAGGACTTCCCCTCGTAACCTGTGAATTTCAGTCATCGCATCTAGTTCCCCAACTACGTCTATCAATCGACCCTTGCCGGATTTAAGAACCCTTCGGCACTCCTGAATCTGATGCGCGTACTCGAAGATTCTTTGCAACGTGTCCGGCATTGTCATACCAACTCGTACTTTCCGTCTCTGGCCCGCACGATAATTTCCGTCCTCGGGTTCGTCCAGTCGCGTCCCTTGTACATGTGATACTCCACGATGGCCGCATCGGAGTGGATCACGCCTGCTTTTACTAGCCCATCTCCAACCGCTTTCTCAAAGTTCGCCAGATCCCCTGATTCCTTCTTTCCAAGATAGACGTGGAAGGTCACGGCGTACTGCTTTGCCTCTAGCTTTTGACCGCGTGCGAATAGCGCCACGGCGTCAAGGAACGCTTTACCCTCGCCTGTGATGTAGGTATGCAGTGTTCCCCGCACAACGGTATGCTTCCAGAAGTGATTCACGCTCGGCGGCGTCAAAGGGACGGTGAAACGGATTTCACTTGGCATGGCTATGCTTCCATTCTTCCTGCTCGGCAAGCCACTGCTTCATAATCGTGCTTTCGGCTGCCGTCAGTTTCACCCCGTCCGCAACCTTGATTGCGATGCGCTCGCGGGCTAAGAACAACTCATCCGAGATGGGCTTACTTGGCGGCATGAGCTTTCGCTTTCGGCGGATTGTAGGTCCACGATCTATTTCTGTTGGAACACTGAAACCAGCGCTCGTGTCCTGCCGGTTGACCGCACTTCACTCCCGTTTCAGGATCTCGGCTGTCACATATGGGCAGTGGGCCTTTCGGCTTCGGCGCGGGCGGGTTGCAATCTTCGCAGTGACATCCGGGATGCTTCTTCAGCGGCTTCTTCATCATCGGCTTCCCTTTCGTTACAGCGTGTGCATCTGGCGCTGAAGTCCGAAGTATAGCGGTTGAGTTTTTTGCTTCGTTGATTTTGGAGTACAGACCATGCAGGTAGGCGCGTAGGGCTTACGCCACTGGCAAGGCGCGTAGAATGAAATACCCTTGTGTGTCTGGCACTTGGTACACTTCCGGGTCACGATCTCATCTGGCATTGACGTTACTCCTCTTTTTTGTTTGTGACGTTGGCGCTTCGATCAATCGTTTACGTGGGTTCAACTACCCACGATGGGCGCGGCTAGTGGCTACGTGGCTACTTCACGCTGTATTCGGTCCAACTCGTAGAGTACGAACGCAATAATCGGGTCCAGCTTCGCGCAAGGTTTCAGTAGTTGCACTTGCATCCATTTCATCAGTTCAATAATTCCATTCTTTGCATCTTGTTCGGTCATTGCTTTTCTCCTAGAGTGCGCTGGCCGCGCCGCGCCGTTCGTGAATGGGAGCGGTAGGAGCGTCGCAAACCTCGAAGCGTACCCCGCCCGCTGGTGGATTGGTAATCCGATAGAAAATCGGCTCCGGAGCTTCGCCACCTTTCAACTCGAATTGAGCTCGCCGCATTTTGGTTGTTTCGTCGGCCACGTCCAGTCCTACGATCCATTCCGCGAAACCGG